TTTCTTGGCCGTCCAGAGCCGCAGCAGTTCGCTGTAGCCCTGCGGCAGATCGAGGCTGTCGGTGTCGGCGACGGCGGTGATCTCGAGGTCGAACTCGAGCGCCACCGGGTAGGGCATCGACGGCTGGGGCCAGAAGGCCAGCGCGCCGTTCGGCCACGCCGGGTTGTAGTACAGCCCCTGCGGAATCGGCGCCGTGAGGAGCGGGAGCGTCTGCCCCGAGTACCACGCCGCCGACATGATCGGCACATCCGACGCGGTCGCGGGCGGCATGACGAGCGTCGCGCGGGTCAGCCGCACCGGCCGCCGCGGGACGACACACGTCCCGGTCGGGCCGATGGTGTGGAAGGTACCCAGCCCGGGGACGAGCGTCACCGACGCCCCGCCCCGCGCATAGAGCGCATTGGGCGTCACCGGCAGCCGCTCGATCACCTCGTTCAGCAGGTTGAGACAGAGCGCCTGATCCTCGGCGCGCACGACGTCGCCCCCGCGTGCCACGCGGATCTCCGTCAGCGCGCCGTAGATCAGGTCGGTGACCGTGGTTAGCATGGGGTGTGACGACGCGTTACTCGCGCGCGCGTCGGCGCGACTCGGCCTCGCGGGCCGGCGCCGCCGTGAACGTGAACGTCAGCGGGGCACTCGGCGCGCCGTCGCCATTGCGCACGGTCACCGGCACCGCGTCGGCCCCGAGCCACAGGCTCATGTCGACGCCCGTCGTCACCTCGGTCGGGGACACGAGCGTCGTCGGCTCGTCGTGGCCGGCGAAGACGATCACGCTATCGGGCGTGAAGCCGGCGCCCTGGACATGCAGCGTGAACGACGGCGCCCCGAGCGCGACGCTGTCCGGCGCGAGCGCCGTCAGCGCGGGCGCCGACCCCGCCCCCGACCCCGGCGCGTTGACCGCATCCGGCCAACTCCACTGGCCCACGCCCTCGCCCATGACGACGTCGTCCACGAGATCCGGGCCGCCGCCAAAGACAAACAGCCGCACCGTGCCGTCCTCGCGGACGGCCTGAATAACGGCCGGCACCACGATCGCGGGCTGGTGCGGACTCTCCACGATGTGATACAGCACGATGCGCCCGAGGTTTGGGCCTTGCTCGACAGCGGTGCGGGCGCGGTGCGCCGTCGCGCGATCCGGCACCGGGGGCGGGGCGGGCACGGGGAGGGGGTCGGTCACGGGTTCCGTCACAGGTTCAGTTACGGGTGCTGTCGTCATGGCTGCCTCACTGTTCGTTCACCACGGCCGCCGCATGCGGCCACTTATCGTTTCCGGGTCGGGGGCGTCGACGGCGGGCCATCGGACGGCGCCGCCAACGCGTCCGCCCGCGCCACAGACCAGCCGTCGGCCATCGCGCCCGCGACCTCGTCCGCGTTCTTAACCACGATGTAGAGCGGCCCGCCGTCCTCTGCGGTGCCCGCCTTATGCATATGCTTCGGCCACTCCATGAGTCCCAGCCCGAGCGGGTCCGTCACGGACACCGGCGGCTTCAGTTGGTCGAACGCCATTCCCTCGGCCATCGTGTGCTCCTCAAAGAGTGGTCACGGTCGCCATGGCGGAACCACCCGGCGGCCCGTGCCGCCATGGCGACCGTGCGTGTCGGTGCTAGCCGCAGGGAATCACGACCGCGCACTGTTCCGCGAGGCCGATCCCGAACCCCCACGTCAGATCGAAGCGCGTCGTCAGCGACGAGGTCCGGTTGTCCCAGTCCTGAATCAGCCGGATCGCGAGGCCGGTCTTGGGATCCTGATACTGCTTGCAGAACTCGGCCTTGGTCGGTTCCTCCAGCTTCTTGCCGGCGATGAAGAACGCGCCGGGATAGAGCCCGAGGCCGAGCTTGCCGACCTTCCCCGACGGCGACGTCGTCCCCGGCCAGAGCGTCAGCGCCGCGCTCGGCGCCGGCAGCGCGTCGACGTTCTGATAGTGGCTGCCCGGCCCGTAAATGGGCGGATAGACGGTGATCGTTGCCACCCCGCCCGCGCCCGTCACAGGCGCCAGGACGCTGAACGTCTTGGTCCCCCCCGCCGCGACGCTATTCGGCGTGCGCGTCATCAGGTTGACTTCGTTCACGGCCGCGATCGAGAACTTGTCGCCCTTCTTGAACGTGTCGCCCGTCGTGCAGATCAGGTTCAGGGTGCCGCCGCTCTGGCTCGCCGCCGCGCTCATCGTCACCGCGCCCGCCCAGGTGCCGGCGGTGTGGCGATACAGCGAGTTGCTCGCGTACCAATCGAACGAGTCGCTTTTCTGGATGAACCCCGCGCGGAACTGCCGCGAGATGTCGAGCTGCGGATTCGTGAACGCGTTCGCGCTCGTCTTGACCGCGCGATTGACGACCGGCGGCAGGAACAGCCCGAGGTTGTCGTCATCGACCGGGCAGCCCATTTGCGTCAGGTACTGGAGCGCCGCCCCCGAGGTCGTATCGAAGGTCGTCGGGTTCGTGCCGAGCGCGCCGACGATCATGTTGGCGTTCTGCGCCGCGAACGTCGCCGCGCTCGATTCGATCTCCTGCCGGATGTAGGCGACCGCGGGCTTGAGGTAAATCTCCTCGACGCGCTCTTCGCCGCGCTCCATCAGCAGCGCCTGCTCGATCGACGCCCACTCGAGCGCGATCGTCGCCGTCTGGTCGATCGCGATCGTGGTCGTCGGGCGATCGAGGTTCTGCGCGGTGAACGTCATGTCGTTGCGTTGCACCGTGTAGCGCTGCGAGAGCGGCACGGTCATCGTTTTGCCGATCGCGAACTTTTGCGCGTAGTCGCCGGAGTACTCGTCGCTGAAATAGGGCGCAACCGCGAGGCTGTTCTTGAGCAGCGACAAGCCTTTCATCGCCACCCAGGTCGTTTTGTTGAAGGTATTCGTCGCCATGCAGAAACTTCCTTAACCTGCGCGTCCGGCCCGCCGGCGCATCCGGCGCTCGACTTCGGCAGCGTCGAACGCCGCAAAGTCGTTGCGTTGCAGGGCCGAGCGCACCGGGTCGGTGCTGCGGCCCGCTTTGCCGAGCGTGGGCGGCGGGGGAGGCGCGGAACTGACACTCGTGACAGGCGGCGGAATGTCCCTCAACGCGCGGTCAGGCGCGCTGAGGCTGTCCTCGTAGGCCAGCCGGCCCTCGAGGCGGCGGAACTCCGTCACCAGATGATCGATATGCGCTTTCGCGCGCCACTGCGGGGGGACGCGCAGCACGGACTCCGGTGGGGTCACCAGGGCGCGCAGCGCGTCCGGGTTGGCCGAGATGTGCTTGAGGAACGCGACCGCCTGCGGGCTGTCGTAGAGCAGCTCGCCGATGATGTGCGTCGGCCCCGGCGTCTGGCCGGTGCGGCGCGCATGATCGAGGCCGCCGAGATTTTTCGCTTCGTCCGAGAGGGACGCGACGAACTCCGGATCGGCCGTTTTCGCCGCGGTCAGGCGCTCGCGGAACGCCTCATCGCGCGCTGCGCGGTCTGGGCGGCCTGGTGCTTGGCCGCCAGGTCATGCAGGAACAGCGTTTGCGCGGCGGTGTATTCGGGGTAGGTGTCGAAATCATCGATCTTCGGCGCCTCGGGAAGCGCGAGCAGGCGCGCGACGCGCTGCTTCGGCGTTTCCTGCGCGGGGACCGACTCGCCCGGTGCGGGCGGTGGCGGCTGACTCGGGGCCGGCGGCGCCGCGCGCGTGCGGTGCTCGAGCTCCTGAATCCGCTGCTCTTGCTGGGCAATGCGGCGTTCGTAGTCGTTGATGGCCTGCTGGCGCTTCGAGACGGCGCGCTCGCCGGTCGTGGCGCTGTCGGCGGCGTCGGCCTCCGGCGGCACGCGCGGCGCGCTCGCGGGATCGACGGCCGGCACACTCTTGCCCTGCCGTTTGGCGACGTGCGCCCGATCGAACGACGCATAGTCGCCGGCGTCGGCCGCCGCGCGTTCGGCGGAGACGGGTGCCGGGGCGAGCGGGGCGGATTCTGCGGCGGCGGGCGGCTGCGCGGATGCAGCGCCGGCCAGTTCGTCGGCCATGACTCAGAGCCTGCCTTTCGGTCGAGGTTGAGCCAGTGTGCGGAGGACGATCCGGGCGCGCCACAATTATTTTCGGGCGGGCT